AAATATATAAAGATAGAACATCCTAGGAAACAGTTAATGGAACTTATTCTCAGAGGCGATACATCAGACGGTGTGCCTAATGTTTTGTCTGGTGACAATGTTTTTGTCGAAGGTATACGTCAAACACCTCTTCGTCAAAAGTTACTCGATCAATTGATTGAAAATCCTGAGTCTGAAGGCCAGGAAATATATCGTAATTTTTTACGTAACAAAAAATTAATTGATTTGAATGAAACACCTGATGTTCTAAAAAGCGAAATTATAAATACATTTGAAAGCCAAGATACATATGATAATAAAGGAAAGGTCTTTCCTTACCTAGTGGCTAAACGATGTAAACGATTGATTGAAGATATTGAGGACTTTATCTAAATGGTTACGAAGACTAGAACGAAACACATCTACGAAGTAATTGAACTTGCTTCGAAAGCAAAAACGAAACAGGATAGAATAAACGTCCTTCGTGAAAACGAGTCTTGGGCTTTAAAAGACTTACTCCGCGGCGCATACGACGAACTGGTCCAATGGTCATTACCACCTGGTGATCCTCCGTATGAACCTGCCAAGGAAGAAACTGTACCTTCCACATTACACAATCAACATAAGAAGTTTAAATACTTCGTTAAAGGACTTGTGGGTGATCAGATGATGGGCTTCAAGCGTGAACGTATGTTCATTGATATTCTTGAAGGTGTGCACCCAAAAGATGCTAAGCTTCTTATTCTTATGAAAGATAAGAAAGCATTAGCAAAAGGAATTACCAAGAAACTTGTAGAGGAGGCTTTTCCAAAACTTATCGTTAAATAGTAATTAATAAAACAGGAGATTGCATTGACTGCTCAGTTTGATAGACTTAAACAAGACGTTATCGAATTAGAAAACTATATCACCAAGCTTAAACAGAAAGGCAAAACTGATCTAGCTACTAAAATAAGTCGAAAGAGAGAATATCTCAAAGACTATATCGCTGGGAAACAAGAAGCACTGCAATAGGAGGTGGACGGTCGGCTAGGAGACTAGTCGGCCGATTTACAGAAAGAACATTATGCCTTTATACACATTGAAAGATACTAAGACTCAAGATACCTGGGAGGTGACATGCGGTTGGAATGAATTACAAGAAACTTTGGATTCTATGCCAAACGTAATTCAAGTACTAAGTACACCAAAGATTGTATCCGGAACAGGAAGTACTTTGAGCAAAACAGATGATGGATGGAAAGAAGTTTTGAATAAAGTGAAATCCGGTTCAGGTCGTGACAACACAATAAAAACATAGTATGAGTAAACATCGAAAGAATAATTCTCTTACGGTTCGTATTGATGATCTGTTACAGTATGATCCTATCACTCAAAACCAAAAGGTTGCTTTTGATGCATGGGAAGACAACGATAATTTGGTCCTAGCTGGAACTGCAGGAACGGGTAAAACCTTTATAGCTCTTTATATGGCGCTAGAAGAACTTCTTGATCCTAAGGATGCTTTCTTTCGTCGTATTGTAATAATTAGATCTGTTGTACCAACAAGAGACATTGGCTTTCTTCCAGGTACTGCAGAAGAAAAAAAGGACATGTACAATATTCCGTACAAGAATATTTGTGCTGAACTCTTTGGTGATGTAGGAGCTTATAACAAACTCACAACAGCTCGACAAATTGAATTTGAATCCACATCGTTTATTCGTGGATCCACGTTTGATGATTCTATTATTATTGTTGATGAGATGCAGAACCTTACGTTCCATGAACTTGATACGGTTATTACACGAGTAGGACGTAACAGTAAGATTATATTTTGCGGTGATTATAGACAATCTGACTTTAAGTTTCAAGATGAAAAGAATGGCCTATTTAAGTTCATGGCTATCTTAGAACAAATGAAAAACTTTTCAATCATACAGTTTGGTTGGGACGATATTGTAAGATCAGGAATGGTAAGAGATTATATTATGACAAAAGAAATGTTAGGATACGATTAATGATAACAATTTGGGGCGGACCAAGATGCTCATGGTGTGACAGAGCAAAGTCACTTGCAGAACAGCATGAACTTAAATACGAATACATTTTAATTGATGGACCAGAAAAAATGCAAGAACTAAGTGCATTAGTTCCAGGAGCACGAACGGTTCCTCAAATATTTTGGAATGATAGACATATAGGCGGATACCAAGAATTCGCTTCTGAAATTGAAAACACTCGCAACTTCGGACAGGAAAGACTCTAATGACTAAGTTCAGTCGCTTTGACTCTCGCAATAAAAAGCGTGGAAAACACAAGAAACAATCCATCTACAAAGATCTTAGAATAAAAAACGTAAGCAGTTGTTTTCAAACAAAACAAAAAGGTGTACATTCTTCTGAAAATATGGTAGAATACTACTATAATGAAGGAGAATATAATGATAGACAATTTAAACCGAGTGATACTTACTGACTGTGACGGTGTTCTCATGAACTGGGAATACGCCATGAATGTCTGGATGCAAACACAAGGTTACAAGATCGTTGAAGACGGTCAACAATATTATGATATGAAAGATCGATATAATCTTCCATCATCTGTAAGTAAACGATTAGTTCGACAGTTTAATCAATCTGCTGCTATGGGATTCTTACCTCCTCTTCGTGATGCTATGTACTACGTGGATCTCTTACATCGTAAACATGGTTATACATTTCATATGATAACTGCTCTTTCAAATAACGAACATGCTCAGCTGCTTCGTATTCAAAACTGTAAAAAATTATTTGGTGAAACTGCTTTTACTAAATTTATCTTTTGTGATACCGGTGAAGATAAAGATGAAGTACTAGAACCTTATCGTGATTCTGGTCTTCTTTGGATTGAAGATAAATTATTAAATGCACAAACAGGTGATCGACTAGGACTCGAAAGTATTATGGTAGAACATGCTCATAATATGAATAATGAAGAGTTCCCAACATTTGCAACATGGAAGGACATCTATGAATATGTCACTGAGTGAAGTACTTACACTACGTAGTCAATGGGAAGAGATCGTAAGGTATCGTAAGTCTTATGAACTAAGCCATTATAATGGTACTATAGATAATCTATATGCATTCATTGAAACCGGAGCCAAAAAGAATCGTTTTCGAAAGAACTTTGAGAATGCATTGATTATCGCAAATAAAATCGTGAGTTACTATGAAGAGACTAATTTATCAGGTATACACAGGACCTCGTAAAAGATTATACGACCACTGTACAAAGTCTGTTGCCACTTACTGTGAAGAACATGGCATTGATCATGTTATACAAAGAGAACCTATCCTAAGAATTAAACCAGATGTATTTGCTACTAATCGTAGTAAAGAGTCCTATGGCAAACATGGTGGCTTTCTACCGATATATGAGAAAGAAAATGCATTTGCATACTTTGATCGTTATGATCAGATCGCAATTGTAGACGGTGACATATGGATAAGACCAAACAGTCCTAACCTGTTTGACGAGTTAGATGAAGACACTGAATTTGCTGGTGTTATAGAAAGACAGATGCCACTAACTCCAAGATACTTCGACAAGATTACAAACTATTCTCATATGCAATATGGATCATTAAAGCACGTTGACTGGAAGTGGAATCAACACGGTGCTGAGTTCTATAACATGGGTATGATGTTAATGAGTAAAAACATTGCAAAGTATCTACGTGGTCAAACTCCACGAGAATTTTTGATGCGTGCAAAGTTTAAAGGATTCATTGATGGACTAGGCCCGTGGAAATGGTCTACGGATCAAACACTTTTAAATACTTGGGTAAAAGAAGAAAAGATGAAACAGAAGCATCTTCATTGGAAGTGGAATGGTTTATTTAATGCTATACCACATGAGAAGATGCAACAGGCTCATTTCTTACATTTCTTTCATAAGGATTTAATTCCTAATGAAGGAGAAGATATTGAGCGACTAATGGAATTGGTAATATGAGATATTTAGAAATCGCTCCAAACGAGAACAGAGGATTAAATTGG